CCGTCTTGAGCCACGTCCGCAGCTCGCCCCACATCTCCGCCCGCTTGTTGCCCCACATGAGCGGATTCTTGCTCTTGGACCCGAAGTTGACGCCCCTGATCTTGTACCGTTGCTCCTTGAGCCGGTCCACGACGCCCGCTCCTAGCCCGCCTTCGTCCACCACGACCAGCGCGGGCTTGTACTCCTCGATGGCCTCGATCACGCGGCCCACGACTTCCATCGTGTCGTCGCCCCGATACTTCTTGATCGCCACGATGTCCCGGCCCTGCCGCACGGCGATGACCGTCGAGTCCGCCCCGAACCGCGCCGGGTCCACGCCGATGACGATGGGGGCCGACTGATCCTTCCACTTGTCCCGCCCCATCGCCTCGTCAACCAAATAGCTGCCGATGAACTGATCATCCGACGCGCTGGGAAACTGACCGTACACCTCAACGTACGCCTGGTTGCTGTCCGCCCCGTACTCGTCGATGATCTGCTGGTACACCGCCTTGTCCGTCCCCTCGACCGACCGGGCATCTACGATCTTGTTGCGCCAGAAGTCCCGCTTGCCGTTGAAGCACTCGTAGAAGTACCCGCTGTTGCGGCGCGGGTTGCTGAACGCCATCCAGAACCTGTTGGGCGTGTTCTCCGTAAAGAACCCCGCCGCCACCGACCAGATGCTGTCCTCGATGCCGCTGGCCTCGTCAAACACCAACATCACACCCTGGAAGTTGTGCACCCCCGCGTAGGCGTCGGGGTTCTCCGCGCTCCACAGCCGCCCTTCCGCACCCCAATAGCGGGTGCCCATCTTCAGATCCTTCTCCACGATCTCCGTCAGCCACTTGGCTGGGGCGACGCGGGTAGCGCTGATCTCGAACCAGTGGCTGTTCAGGCTCATGGACAGCCACTTGGTTATCTCCGCCCACGTCACCGACCTGAGCTGCGCTTCCGAGTTGGCCGACACGATGGTCGTAGACCCAATGCGCGTCGATAGCATCCAGATCACCCGCCACGACACCATCGCCGACTTGCCGATGCCGCGCCCCGATGAGGTCGCCATCCGCAGCGTGTCAAAGTCAACCTTGCCGTTGTTCTGCTCTATGTGCTGCGCCAGTTCCGCCAGCACCTCCCGCTGCCAACGGCGCGGGCCAGCGAAGTCCTCAAGAGGCGTCCCCTTCTGCCCCCACGGAAACGCGTACAGCACGAACTTCAGCGGGTCGTTCTTCAGCGCGGGCGTCCACAGCCGCGACATCAGCTCCATCTCGTCCTGGGCCGAATAGATTGGTGCTTGCACGATCTGCGTCCTCTATGACAGTAAACGCCCCCTCCAGCACCCGTTGTTGGGCCATCTCCAAGGCGTGTTTGACCGATATGGTCTGGTCTATGTTGATGTCCACCGCCGTCTTGGCGGTCCACCCATGTGCGTGTTTCAGGATCTCCAACGCCGCCTTGGCGTCGCCCGCTCGCGCCGCCTCATGCAGTATGCCCGATACTTCCATCTCGCCGTCAGCGCGCCCTTTTTGTTCCGCCATCTCCGTCAGCGGATCGAACTCGCAGAGCTGCCTATACTCAGACGGACGCATCCCAGCGGCCAGCGCCAGCGTGTCGCCTTTCAGGCCATTGCGCGCCGCCCAATAGATGGCGTCCAACCGCGCCTCGGTGGCTTGGAGCTTGCGTGGTTCGTGTGGAAGCGTGTGCCAGGTCATGTAAGACATTTTATAAAAAATAAAAATTGTTTGCAATCCCTCCGTGACCGTGACCGGGCGGCGCAAGGTCCTCCCCCCCACCCAAACACGACCTGAGCAATTGCTACATGGCCTAGGCAATAGGGCATGGCGCTTAGGCGTTTTAGGCTATGCGTTGACAGTCGCACAATGCGTCCTGCGCCAGCTTGCGCTCGCATGGCGTTAGGCGTTTTAGGCTATCGTTTGCCAGTAGCCTAAAACGCCTAAGTGGCCTAACGCGTTCGCCAGTGCGCAATAGGCGTCTACTTAGTCACTTGTTTAGGCGTCAAATAGTCACGCATTTTGGCAATTAATTGCCAGAGAACCGGGGGAAAATGCCTGTTAGGCGTTTTAGGCTAGTCGCGCGGGACACGTCGCCGCTCACACACACTCCAGCTAGAGCTATACAATACACATTTAATCTTCTTAAGGTATATATAAATAATAGCCTAAATAGCCAAACAACCCGGAAAACTAGGCAATTCGCACGTCTAACCCCGCGACCAAACGTGACCAAACCTACGCCTAAAATCTTTTTTCGCCTCTTTTGCATTTTCCGCTTGCTAATGCTCAAAAATCCTTTACAGTGATCCTTGTCGAAACGGCGCGCAATGACGCCAAACGATAGGACAAACACGATGAGCACCTTCAAAGTCTATCCTCGCAAGATTTACGTCTGGCACAAGCGCACCCCCAAAACCGCGCCGCACCTCGTTTGGGCCTTTGCATGGAACACAAACGCGTATCGCACCTGCAAAGACGCCGTTGCCGCAGCGCAATCGCAATACCCCGGCGAAACCTTCAAAGCATCCTTTACTTGGTGACGCTCTAAGCGCCGCCCACGGGCGGCGTCATAGAGCGCCAATCAGAGCGCCAACATGGAGACTGAACAATGGGCAACGGCATTACAATTCTTACCACATTCGACGGCCAAATGCTTATGGTTGAACCCGTCATCAACCCGGCGCTCGATAGGCGCGCGTTTCGCCGCGTGGGCAATGCCTATGAATGGGCGCACCTGTCGGACGTTGAGGCTAACGGCGCGCGCGCACGATTCTATGGGTGGGCGTCTAAGGAATTACCCGAAAGCATGACTTGCGCCTAACAGGTCGAAACGGGCTCCCGCCCGTCACGGCGTAACGCGCCGTCTGACGAGACCAACAACAAGGGACAGACACAATGAAAGCCATCCAAGTGCGCTATATCTGCTCAACAAAAACTTTAGGTTCGCGTTGGAAAGCATGGGTGCACGGCGGCGCTAACGTGACGCTGCCCTACGATCACGCCCTGAACGCCGAAGACAACGCGCGTTGCGCGGCTCACGCCCTCGCCGCCAAGCTGGCCTGGCGCTTCCCCATAACGGGCTCAGGCGCGCTTCCGAACGGCGATTACGTCTTTACGATTGCGCCCTGATGCGCGTGACGCCCATCCGCCCCATCGCCCCCACGGCGCGCCACCCGGCGCGTCGCCCCCCGCTCCCGACACAACCGAAAGGCCCCGCACATGATCGCGATCATCGAAGCCCTACTGACCATCGTAAGCTTAGCAATAACAGGTGCCCTTCTGGCAATGGCGTTCATATAGATCTGGAGGTTTGACCATGGAAAAGATCGAAGCTGGATATCGCGCTTACAACGGTTACGTGTTCACCCAATCCGACGCCGACGTGTACAACCGCGAGCGCGAGTACGCCGACCGTTTCCCGACCGAATGGAACCTGAACAACGCCCACCGCGTGTTCTGCATCATCATCGGCATGATTGGAAAGGACGCCTAACCATGACACGCCGCAAAGCAATCCGCACCCATGACGACAAGTATGGGCTCTACGCCGATCAGAAAGCCTATCCGACCCTTGCCGGGCTGGACCGTTACCGCCGCGACCCCGACGCCGACCGTCACGCGTATGGGCAGGCGGTCCTGAGCGCCATACGCGCGCTACAGGCCCGCGAGCTGGCGCGGGAGCTACCATCGCACCGCTGCCCCTGCGCCAGCGGCACATGGGAGAGCGACGGTCACGCCATCCTACGCGCGGTGCGCGCTCAGAATCGGAGGGGCTGAGATGATCACCACCACCCTACATGACGACCGGACGCGCACCGTGACCTATTACGGGCGCTTGCTGGGCCACTACGGACCCGTCCGCTACAAGCGGACCCACGCCCGCGCATGGCGCTGTGTGACCGTCCTGGGCGCGCTGGGCTACGCTAGGAACGAGGCGGACGCCCGCCGCTGGCTGATGGAGATGGTACCATGAGCGCCGATTACTTCCTCGCCCTGTCAGACCATTACAAGGCGGTGCGCGCGCGGCTCAACGGCGGACCACCGCGCGCCCCGGTCGCCATCGCGCCGCCCCCGCCGCCCGAACCGCCCGTAGCCGAACTGCCCCCGGCGTCGTTCCAGTATACCATGTCCGCCGCTCGGCGTATCGCCCAGGCCGCGCTCGTGCCCCACGGCATGACTTGGACCGACGCTATGGGTCCAAGCCGCACCCTGCCATACACCCGCGCCCGCGCGGACGTGTACAAGGCCCTACGCAAACACGGTTGGTCGCTCACAAAGATAGCGATCTACTGCGGACGCGACCACACCACCATCATGAACGCCCTACAACCGAAGGACCGTAAAAAATGAGCATCACAGATCAGATCTTGAGCGAGCGCGAACAGACTCACGGGCTATTCCGTGAAGTCGCGGGCTACTCACAAGCCATCAAGAACGTCATGCGGACCTCACGCAATTGGAACCGCCTCGACGTGGCGCAGGCGCAGGCGCTGGAGGTCGTCGCCGACAAGATGGCGCGCATCCTGTGCGGCGACCCGTCCTTTGCCGACCACTGGCAGGACGGCGCGGGCTACTTCGAACTGGTCGTGCGCGACCTGGCGCAGGCGCAGGCCCCCATGACCCGCGAGGTTGACATGCCCCGCGCGACCATGCCTGACCGGCTAGGCGATGAGCCATTGGACGCGCCTGCGTTCCTGACGGAGGCGCGGTCATGATCGACATCAACAAGAAGTATCGCACCCGCGATGGTCGCGAAGTCCGCATCTATGCGACGGATGGGGCTGGCAGAAAGTCAGCGCATGGGGCTTATTTTGACAGTGCCGTTAACGGGTGGGTCTCTGTTGCTTGGACACAATTTGGAAGGGTGGATGCCTATCAGGAACTTCAGCCGCTTGACCTCATCGAAGTCCGCCCCCGCCACAAGCGGACGGTGTGGCTGCATGTGTTTAAAAATAGTACTGTCTGCGCCACTGAGGAACCGGCATACAACGTCACCAACCGCCTTGCCTGCATCAAGGTCGATCTGGATTTTGAAGAGGGGGAAGGACTGTGATTCTGCAACTGAACCCGACCATGCCCCTCACCACGCCGCTAGGGCGGGCGCTGTGTCACTTTCTGATCGACAACGGCGACGAACACCATCTGCTATGGGTCTGCATCCAAGACGACACTGGCGAGATATGGGTGTGGCCCAACACGCAAGTGCGCGGGCGTTCCAACCCGACGATGGGCCGCGAACTTAACACATCCGCAGAACGTGTTAAAAATAACGGGAGATCCTAACATGACAGATGATCTTGTGAAGCGGCTGCGCCAATGGGACTGCGGCGAAAGCACTTGGGGCTTGCTTGAAAATGCAGCCGACCGCATCGAGAAGCTGGAGGCGGCGCTGCGGGAGATAGATGCAGTTAAATACTATGGAATGGAGGGTGCAGAAATGGAGTGCAAGGAAATGCACGACATCGCCCGCAAAGCACTGGAGGGGAAAGATGACTAACAAAGGAGAAGTGAAAATGGAAAATCTGGTTATCAATGGCGTTGAATACGCACCTGTAAAAAAGCAAACAGGCAATCGCGCTGTCGTCGTCGTGGATCGTGGGTGGATCTTTGCTGGCGACGTTACCCGCGAAAACAAACGCATCAAGCTCAGCAATGCGGTGCATGTTTTCAAATGGGAAAGTGTCGGTTTTGCTGGGATGATTGTTGACACGAAAAAAGCAAAAGCCGATCTCCGTAAGATTGCAGATGTAGATATTCCTGAAGGAGCGGAGGTGTTCTGCGTTCCTGTGCCTGATGGGTGGGGGCTATGATGGCCCCTACTTTTAAACCCATTGGCTACGGCTACGGCTACGGCTACGGCTACGGCGACGGCTACGGCTACGGCTACGGCGACGGCAAAGGCGACGGCGACGGCTACGGCGACGGCTACGGCTACGGCTACGGCTACGGCTCAGCAAACAATTCTCAACACATCCGCAAAGCACTAGAGGAAAAAGATGTCTGATGATCTTGTGAAGCGGTTGCATGAGCGGGATGCTGCCGGTGGCGATTATTGCACGGAATGGGGTGAAGCCGCCGACCGCATCGAAAAGCTGGTGGCGGGTACAAAGGATGATGCTAGATGGCTGGCCGCATACCATAAGTGGTGCGAGATGAACGGGTGCGCCCCGTCATCATCTGATCTGATTGCAGCGAGAAAAGCACTGGAGGGGAAAGATGACTGACTATGAAGCAGCGTTCTGGAAACTACAGAACAACTGGCACGAAAGCGTCAAGCATTATGAAGAGCGCATCGAGAAGCTGGAGGCGGCGCTGGCGAAGATCGCGCAACACGACATGCAAGCAATCGCGATGGACGCTTTGCGCCCACATGAACGCATCCGCAAAGCACTAGACGCAAAATAATCCTTTACACCATCGCGCTGACGTGCGATGGTCCACCGTCAACCAAGGGGAGTCTGACATGTTTAAGATTGGCATTAACGAGCACGATGAAGTCGCATATGTGAAGATCCAGATTGCCGCCAAGGCGATCCATGAAGCGGCGTTGCTGGCGTATTACTGCGAAGGCCGCAAGAAGCAGATGTTCCATGACGAGATGGAACGCGAGATTGAAGAACTGCTGTGCTTGTTGGGCGTTGACGACCGCGCGACCGCCTGCGCCGTTGACGATGCGACCGAAATTTACCAGTATCAGATCGAGAATTTACGGGCGGCGCTGCGCGTCATCGAAGACACGCCGCCCCGTGAGATTGAAAGCGCGTGGTCCGTCGCGACCCGTGCGCTGCGCGAAGATGATGAACATGCGGCCCTTGCCGCTAAACAGATCCGGTGAGAGCCGGATCGTCGGGGCACCCGCCCCGGCGCGTCAGACAGGCGTCTGACGGCCTAGTCCTAGTGTTTGTTCGACACGCCCACTTGCCC